CCGTTAATCAAGTCGAGTGTTTCAGTTTTGGTGAAGGCGTCCGTGATCGCATAACCGGCCAGCGTGGTCGGGTTGGTCCCACCCACCACCCGACCGTATTTGTCCACGGTCACACTGCGGTATGTGCCGGCATTAATACCGGTGCGCCCGGCCGCCATTTCAAACAGCAGATCCGTCACGCCCAGGGCAATCGGCGCATCCGTCACCAGTTGCCAAATGCTGTCGCCGTTGATGGTGCCGCGCTCGACATGCACAAACAGCCCGGGCGTCACTTCCAGACTGCTGTCGGCATCCGCGCTACGCGCCCACACACCCGCAGCCGCCACGTAAAGGCCGTTGTCTTTGGCCACGGCCTGGTTTTTCACTAACACGCGATCACCGGCAACCAGTGCGACCCCGTCAATGGTCTGAAGGCCGATCAGCACCACAGGGGCGGTGGTCGCCACACGTACCGAGTGCTTAAAGTCCAGCTTGCCCAGCTCCTCCAGCACCTTTTGATCGACGTACTCACGTGTCGCCAACACCGCCGATGGATCGATTTTTAACTGAATGTTCGCGGTGCCGCTGGTGACGATGTGCATGCGTACCACTTGGTTACGCCCTGACCCTTGCGCCAGCAAGGGCTTGTAACTCGGCGCGGCGTTGGCCACCGCCGAAAACACCCCATCCTTGTCTTCCAGCGCCAGCTCACGAATCCACCAGCCGCCCACGTCCGGCGGCAACACCAGCTCGGCGATCAACACATTGTCGTCGGTGGGAGAGACGCGCAGCTGATTGAGCTGCGCGCGATAGACCTGATTGACCAACTTGGTTTGCGATGCACTGGGCACCGGATCGGTGCCGTTCGCATCACCGATCAACATGTAACGCGGCTCCCACGGGATACCCAGCGCGTCGCAGTTGGTTTTTTTGGCGGCCCCCTGAGTCGTGAGCATGCCGCCGAAAATAGAGTTTTTATCAACCATGGGGGTACACATCCAATTCGTCTAGGTTGTATTCGCTAACGCCGTGGCAGCCCTGAATCACCACATCCAAATCGGGATTGTTCCAGGGGTAAACATCGATCTCGTCGCCGTCATACACAGCGAAGCCGACATAGGCGTTCAATCGGGTTTCCAGCGTGATATCGAGACCGGTCAAATGCCGGGTCACAGGCTTGGCGTCGTCAATCAGACGCTCCAGCTCCTGATACATGTCCTCGGTGATCCCGGTGTCCAGCACACCGACCTTCAGCGCAAAGGTGCCCGGCCCCCCTTGGGGGACAGTGTTGAACCACTCGATGATTTCAACCAGATAGCCCAGGGGCTCGACTACCCGGCGCAACGCACCGATGGTCCCCTTGCGGGCATGGATGTAATACGACGCCTTGATCGCCGCGCGCTTGGTTGCCTCCGACCACCGATAGTCCCAGCGATCAACCGACCACGCCCACGCCAAATGCGGCAGCAGATGGACCGGACAGGTGTCGGGGTTGTACAGGGTGCGCAGCGGGACAATGGTTCGCTCGTAGAAAGCCGCCTCCAGAGCGCGCTCCAGTTGCGTGCTATTGCTTGGCAGCAGGCTTTTCATGTCGCCCCCGCCAGCTTCACCTCATAGCCGGTACACCATGCCGCCTGAGCCTTGCTCGGTGCCAAGTCCACCCAGCCGATCAGCTCAACCCGGGACACACCGGCGACGTGCAATTGCGCATCCACCGCCGAGCGGGCGACTTCGACGCCCAAGCGCTTACGCGGATTGATCCACTTCGCCAAGCGGTTGATGGCTTCGGCCAAACTGGCGTCCCCCTCAGGCCCGGCGCCGTTCATGTGCAAAAGGGCGTTAATGCGATAGTCGATAATCTGCGCGCCCTGCACCGTCACCCGATCGCCCAGCGGGCGCACGTCTTCATCATTCAAGCTCGCTTCGACGGCCGCCAGCAGCGCGGGACTGGCCTCGCCGTGCCCCTCGGAACTCAGCACCGTTACCGTAACGCAGCAAGGCTTCGGGCTTTCCGCCGAGGCATCTATCACCAACCCCGAGGCGTTACGGGCATGCAGAATGTAGCTGGCACGCGGCCCGGCCGTGGTCAGTCCCTCAAACGCCAACTGGATGCGCTCGCGAAACGGGTCGTCCAGCTCCTTGACCTCGGGCACCGGCGGCACCGCCGCCAAGTCCGCCGCCTGGATCACCAGGCGCTTGAGGTTGTAGTTAGCGCCCAACTGATCAAGGTCACTGCCGATGGCGTGAGCCAGTAACAGCGCCTTGGCGGCGTCATTGACCCGGGCACGGTTACCGACCTTCTGATAGGCCCCCACCTCCAGCACCTTCACCACTGGATCACTCTCAATTGCCGCGTTCCAGTTGTCGCCCATGTAGCCGCGAAACGTGCCCAGGGCTTCGTCATAGGTGACTTCGAAGTCCAACGGTTCCAGCACGTCCGGCGCCGGCAACGCCGACAGATCCACGATGCTCATACGCTCACCTCAAAAAGAAAACGGTCGCCGAGGTACTCGCCGGCAATGCTCAGATTGATTTGCCCGCCCAGCACCGAGAGCGCGCGGACGCGCTCCAGCTTGACGCGCGGCTCCCACCGCCCGATCGCGCGGACCGCCTCGGCTTGCACCGAACTTTTCCAGCCTTCGTTAATCGGCATGTCGACGTACAAGGGGATCTTGCTGCCGTACTCCGGCCGCTGCCGGCGACTGCCCAGGCGCGTGCCCAAGATGTCGGCAATGGACTGCCGCAGATGCTCGATGCCGGAGATGGGTTGGCCGGTGTGGCGGTCCATTCCGATCATTTGATTACTCCGGCAATTGCTCCAGATCTGGATGCGCTTTCAAAAATGCATATTGATCGTCACCACATGCAGCGACACGACCAGCAACAACTGGTAGCGTGCTGCCGGCAGGCATAATCAAGGTCCGCGAGGTGAAAACCTTGTCGCGAAAAACGCGCAACGGCCCGATGGGCTCAACAGCATCTACAGTTGCAGGAAAACCGCGCGGCGCCGGTTTCAATCCCGGCACGGCGATAGCTTCGGTGGTCTCGGTCAGATCGCCATCGGTTCTAGACTTACTCATAAGGCACGCTCCAGCTGTGAAAATGCCCGCGCTGGGCGGGCTGTATTGAGATGAAATTAATGCGTGTGGTGATTGCTGTTACCACTGGTGTCGAGGATCTTGCCGGCACTGGTGATGTCCTTCGTTACGTGTAACGTGCCGTCGATCAGCACCGCGCCGGTCAGCTTGATAGCCGTCGATTTGATCGCCACCGAATCAGCGGTCAACGCCGCCTCGGTGCCACCGACTTTGGCCGTCACGGCGTTATCCGTAACGACCACCTGCGTGCTGCCGACCTTGATCGTCACCGTACCGGTGGGCAGGGTGATCGTGTAGCTCTTGGCCTCCCAGTCATAGACCAGCGAACCGCCGTCGTCGAAACGCCAAACCTCGACATGGTCGCGGTTATCCGGCGGCGCGCCGGCATTGCCGTACAGCCCCGGGATAAAGGTGCCCATGCCGGCCTGACCGCTAGGGTTGAACAACACCCCCTGCTCGCCCAGGCTCGGCGCCCGCCAATGCCGCGCCTTACCCGCCGCGAGGCTGTGCCAGCGCACCCAGGCGCTCGTCCACTCGCCATTCGACACCCGCACCGCAGGCCCCGTCAGATCCACCCCGACCACCGCGCAGGGCATCAGCATGGCCGCGATCATGCGGTCATGTTCGGCACTGGCGTAACTCACAGATCCTCCGGCTTGACCGGACCATCGCCCGACTCAATGTCGAATACCAGCGAGCCCGGCGGCTCATTCGGCCAGGGCCACTCCTCAACACCTAGGTAGAGTTGGTGAGTCCATTCCACTAACCAGACCACGTAGCCATCCAGCTCCGGCTTGGTCCAGTCCTGCATCGCCTGGCCAAACTCGGCGGGCTCTACCTCAAGCCCCCACGTTTGCAGTCGCAACAACACAGCCAATTGGGCCGCTAGGTACGCAGCTTGCTGGCAATGCTGTGGTCGTATCGGGTCGACAATGATCCGCGCTTCGAACTTGCAAACCAGAGTGGTTTGCCCCGTTCCAATGTCGACACCAGGTTCCATCTCAGCCAACTCGATGAACACCGCCGGCAGTGCAATGCGATCCTTGATGTTGGGCCACGCCGTCACCGCTTGAACGCCCGGCAGATGAGCCTTCAGGTGCTGCTCTATTGCCCGGTAGAGCTGGTCGAGACTCAAAGGCTCGTCAGACATTGGCCGTCCCCTTCAAATACTTTTGCAGCTCAAAGTTGAATTCCTGCCGCAGGATTTCCAGCAGGCGCGCATCGGCGCGTTTAACCCAACTGTCGAAGTGCGGCCGGGCTTGTTCCAGTGACACCTTGGCTTTGGCCAGCGGAAAGCGATTGCCGTTTTCCGCGACCCACCCCGAGCTGGGTCCACCGCCGGACGACACGGTGCTGTCGGGATAGTCATCCGCATTGAAGTGCTTGCTCGCGGTGCGGATCCAGATGTCGGGCTTGTTGCCGTAGACCTTCTTGAGAAAGGCGCCCTGGTAACGCCGACCGGCCACCGACACGCCACTGCCAGACTGCCGTGCCCGGCCGATCCGACTGGACTCGATGGCATTCAAACCGAACCACAACTTGCCACTGGTGGTCCCGCCGGAGACCGGGTAGCTGCGCAAGCGCTGACGAACCGCCGCCACGGCAATGCGTTCCTGCCGACTGACGGCCCGGGCAATGTGCGTGCGCAGCCAACCCAGCGTTTTGTTGATCGCCCGACGTTGAGCGGCTGCGGCGGCCTTGGGCACCAGCTTGGCGAAGTCCTGGAACGCTTTCAGGTCCGCCATCGAGGACTGGATGGAAATCATCCCGCCACCGGCCGAGGGCTTGAAGTAGCTGCCGACACTCATGCGCGCATCCTCAGGATCAAGGCGACCAGACCGTCACCGCTCGGCTCCAGCTGCAACAGGTCGTAATCGCCACCGCCATCCAGCGCGGGCAAATCGATGCTGACCAACATGCCCTGCTCCAGTCCGTGCGAATCGCTGACCCGGATCTCGAACCGCGGCTCACGCAACCCGGTGTTCAGCTTGCCGAACTTGGGCTGCAGCCAGGGCGCCGCGAACATGCCCAGCACGGGTTCGGCTCGGCCCTCGATCCGCGCGCTGTCACCCAGCGTTTCGAATACGACCGCGTCGACCTCGGCAATCAGATCGCGAAAGCCCACGGTCAGAGCTCCAGCAGGATCTGTGCGCGCGGCCGGGTGCACAGGTGCAGCGGGTTGGACTGAGCTTCGCCGGCCATGCCCTTGCCGAACTGCATCGGCTCAATCTTGCTGTAGTACGGAATGCCTTGGGTGTTGACCGTTTCCATGTAGTCAGCCGGTGCGAATACCGAGAGGTACAGATCAGGAACACCTTCAGGAACCAGCAGCGCCTTGTCGTCATGGACGAAAGACACGCCGGCAACCTTGCCACGGTAGCGCTCCCAAGTAATACCGCCGAACTCAAAACTCTCCCGAGCATCGCCACGTAACGCCGCAGCCTGTAACGTTCCTTCGTAAGTTTTGACTACCGCCTTATGAGCGATCAGCTTGCTCCAGAAATGCTTGCCGCAGAAGGCGCGGGAACTGGTGCTGGTCACGGCGCCCAGTGCGTCCTCCTGCATGTCCAGCGCTTCGAGGCACTTGACCCGCAGTTCAGTGCTTTGATCATTCAGGCCCATAGAGAGCTTCTGACGCTCCACACCGAAGCGGTCATACAGGTCCAGCAGGACCGTCGAACCATCGGCATCAAGGATCAGGCCGTTGAGCGCGCCCATACGTTGAAACTCGTGGGTTGCGTCTAACTGGCGGCGCGCTTTGGCCAGACGGGTATTGACCACGTCTTGCACCGCCTGCAACTCGGTGCGAGTACCGAAGGCACGAATGCCCTGGATCTCGTCGGCCTTGATGGTGAAGCGTTCCGGCAGGTGCACGGTGTTGAACGGAATC